CAGCATCAATCTTGACTTCAGATTTCGGTACAGTTACTGATCACGAATTGAAGTTCACTCACAGTGGTGAGACTTACAGATTTATCTTTGCAGATCCTACTCTAGGTATTCCTTCAGATCAAGCTCCTATCTTCTTCGTAGAGACAGCAGCAACTTCAGTAGGTGCAATCACTAACCTATCTAGTTCTTTCAACTCAAACTTAGGTTTATCTTTAGAGTTGATTTACGGAGGTTCAGGAACAAGTGTAGACATCAACTCAACAGTAGCTGGAGTTACTTACAACGATTTAGTAGTAAAAGTAGCAGAAGGTGCAGTAGAAGAAACAGTAGGAACTTTAGCAGGTGGTACTAACGTATCAGCTCCAAGTACCTTCTTCGTATTAGAAACATTACGTAAAGGAGAGATTTTCAACTCATCAGGTTCTGTAGCAGCAGATGGTTCAGTAGATGCTGGTACTGTTGACAACTTCAGAGTAGAGTTGAGAGATGTAGATTCTGATTTAGGTGTATTTGACATTTACATCAGAAGAGGTGATGATACAGATCAAACACCAATCTTCTTAGAGACATTTAGTAATGTAAATTTAGATCCAAATTCTGAAAACTACATTGCAGCAGTTATTGGTGATACTTACTACGCATTGAATGCAGAAGGTGACGCAGTACAGGAGTACGGTGAATATCCAAACAGATCAAGATTAGTAAGAGTAAAATCAGTAAATGTACAACAACCAGATTACTTTGACAACTCAGGTAAGCCTAAAGCAGCCTTTGCAGCAGACTTAGACGTCTTAGCAGGAGCAGAAGGAGTTATTCCTTTTGTAAACGGTCAAGGTTCAATCGCACCAGCAGGAGCTAAATTCTTACATGAAATCAACGGTGACAATACAGAAGGTATTGAAGCATTAGCAGGAGACGTTGCTGGTTACTCTAACGCAGTAAAAGTACTAAACAATACAGAAGGTTACAGATTTGATGTTTTAGTAACACCAGGTCTAAACCAACAACAACACGCTACTACAGTAGGTAAGTATTTAGATTTAGTACAAGAGAGAGGAGATGCAATTTATGTATTAGACACTGTACCTTATGGTTCAGCAGTAGGTGATGCAGTCACTGAAGCCAAAGAGTTGAATAGTTCTTATGGTGCAACTTACTGGCCGTGGGTAAAAGTACAGACTCAAGGTATTGGTAAGCAGATCTGGTCTCCAGCATCAGTTGTTATGCCTGGTGTTTATGCCTTCTCAGATTCAGTATCAGCTTCGTGGTTTGCACCAGCAGGTATGGTAAGGGGTGGTATTCCTGGAGTATTGAGAGCAGAGAGAAAGTTATCTAAGACAGATAGAGATACACTTTACTCAGCTAAAGTAAATCCATTAGCAACATTCCCAGGAACAGGAGTTGTAGCATACGGTCAGAAAACATTACAAACTAAGCCAAGTGCTTTAGATAGAGTAAATGTTAGAAGATTGTTGATCACCTTGAAGAGATTCATTGGTAATCAAGCCAACAACTTGGTATTCGAACAAAACTCAATCGCTACAAGAAACAGATTCTTAGCAGCAGTAAATCCTTACTTAGATACAGTAGTACAGAGAGAAGGTTTGTATGCATTTAGAGTTGTGATGGATGATATCAACAATCCAGCAGACGTAGTTGATAGAAATATGTTAGTAGGTCAGATCTACATTCAACCTACTAAGACGGCTGAATTTATCGTTCTTGACTTCGTAGTAGAACCAACGGGTGCAAGATTTGAAGTCTAACTATTTATAATAAAGTAAAAACACAATAAGATGCCAATATTAGACGCTAACGAAATCATGTTCAATGCTTTTGAACCAAAAGTTCAAAACAGGTTTATCATGTACATTGATGGTATCCCATCCTACTTGGTAAAGACAGCAAACGCACCACAGTTCAGTGATGCACCTATCACTCTACATCACATCAACACTTACCGTAGATTGAGAGGTAAGAGAGATTGGCAAAATATGTCAGTATCATTGTATGATCCAATCACTCCTTCAGGTACTCAAGCAGTAATGGAGTGGGCAAGAGCAGGATATGAATCAGTAACAGGTCGTGCTAACTATGCAGACTTGTACAAGAAAGATGTTACTTTCAACGTATTAGGTCCTGTAGGGGATATCGTTGGTGAGTGGATCTTGAAAGGAGCATTCGTAGAATCTTCTAACTTCGG